GTGAATAATTGCTGACCCCATCCTTCATCGAGCGTGTTATTTCTGACTTCTTGATTGAATCCGTTGATAGCAAAACTAGTTCTCAACCACATCCAATACTGTGTCACATCAGCTCGATAACGAGGGACCATGCGAATGTTCATCGATCCTCGACCGAAGACATAGATAGCTCCGAACCAACTGAAGTAATCAGCTCGGGACGTGTCATTAGCTCCATCGATACGACGCACATCAATTCTCGTTTCATTTTCCGCATTAGTGTCAAATGAGATAAGACCGAAGTTGGCTGGTCTATTAGTGACCTGTTTGATGTGCGTGACTGTATCAACCATGCAGATATTGTGCTCAACCGCGCCAATTGCATCAGGCATAAGTGGGGGATGATCTCTAGTTTTCATCTCTTGAGATGTTAATCCCTGAGCCTCGAAATCCTGTGGTTGGTCACTATCTTCCTCTTCGTCCTGTTCCTCATCATTCATAACGATTGGCGTAGGTACTGGACCAAATTGACGGACTGTGTCACGATATGGCATAGCGAGTTGGAAATCTGGGCCGGCACTAACCCACACATTGACATAAACCTCCGGAACTGGAAGTGTTGTGTGTGTCAGGTCATTGACAACAGAGAATTCGATGAATCCTGTAGTGTCCTCGATTCCACCAGAATTGATATACGACCATGGTTTATCGCTAATATACGGAATAGTAAATGAAAAATCAGTTTCTGTCTGAATATCAACAATCCTATTGATCGTATTCTGGTAATCAAACCCTGATACCACACCACTATTCTTGGGCTGGAACAACACTCGCAAACGACCGGAGTGGAAGTTCGAACATGTGATCTGCACATCATATCGTAATGAACCTCTCCAATACTTGAATGGATGTGATGTCCAACTAAGAAGTGTGGGACAAATCCGTATTGAGTTCGGGTAATTCACAGATGTGGCTGCCCTCGGATTTATGGGAGCAGTATACAATCTCGTATCAGTCAAGTCATTCCCGTCCCAAGTGAACATACCAAGTAGAGTTGGAGTACCGGCTATATCAGATATTTGCATGTCACCAGGACTACCCCCCAGGATATGGGGAATGTCTGTGACCGCTTGATCTGGTATAACCTGTGTCTTCATCGCGGAATCTAAACCCTCACCAGCAGCGAAATCACCATTCTTTTGTAAAAATGGAGATATCGTTTGCAATGTGTTTGGTTTGCAATATCCGAGATGTTCAGCAACTTTACCTAGTGCTCCAGAGACGGATGCAACAGCTGCCGCCCAGACACCAATACCAGGAATATTGACGAGGGCACCAGCAACAGATGATACAGCTTTAGCTGGACCAGAAATCAATCCTTCTCGGGATTTATTCCTAGCCTCAATAGTTATATCTCCTTGAGCCACGAATGGGACGACAGCCCCCGAGGTAATTGGATTGAATGGATCTATATCTTCATACAACGTTTGTGGTGTGTATAAAGGTAAGTTAACTATACCCGATTGCCCAGCCAGTTTAACATCTTCAAAATTCGCGAAGACAGTGACTGATACGGGGGGAACATCTGAATCCAGTGCTAGTGGATTCAACACGTATATGTACAGTTGGCCCGGAGAACGAATTACATCTTGAGATAGATCTATATACGCAGTATTATATGCAAATGGAACAACCATCTCATTAACTTCATTCTCGGTGGGTGATACGATCACATTAGGATAACCACTTGCTGAGAAAATATTATCTCTCAGCCGTTGCTCGTCAAGAGTTTGAGATCCGGCGAATGGTCTCCATACTATGAGTAATTTACCATAATGAAATGGAGTGCCATTAGTACGAACACCAATACGAAGTCCAGCCTTAAAGTACTGGAAATTCTCTAACTTTCGACGAAACGGTATGCTAGTCAATAACTCAAAATATGGGTCAAGCCTAACTAATGCTCGTCCTGCTGGAATCGTATCATCCCATACAGTAGTATTTACAATTCTCGGTCGTTCCAAGAACCCATACAGTGTATCATCACTATACGGATTCATATCATAACTCGGCATGGTATTCGATATTACCATGTCGGTTAACGCGGATTGTTCCGAGAAGGTTGTGATCTCGTGAGAGACCTGTGGACCATTATTAGTTTCTGTAACTGAGCCTGGTCCTACGGCTTCAGATACAGATTGATTATTATTATCTGTAGTAGTGAGAGTTTATACAAGTACTATTGTCTCACTAACAATAGTAGAGCCCGACTTGACAGAGTCGGAGTATTTACAGTGATTATGATAGCAATACATATTTGTCAAATATGCAAGATCACATCATAACCAATCCCTTTGTTTTAAATCTGCGATTATATTCACAACACGACGGGAAATTTCGTCTTGGTAATCACAGATCTGAACTATAGTTCATTCTTATAGAAGAGGTTTTGAACCTTCCTATAAGACTGAGGGGTATACTTCAGTCCCCGTTTAGCGCAACCCTCCACGAATATTTTGCTATACTCTTCGTATGCAGCACGTCCATGGAGCATTATCTCACGATGTGCACTAGCGATATTATCTATCGTAGCTAATTCATCATCATTGCCCTTCCGGATCCAATTCGTGGTTTCTAGGATATTTTCAATATCCATTCGACCAACCATTTTCTTAAGGCTATCATTGTAGAAGAATTTTCTCTTACAAAAATCTACCTCAGATCTAGGACGAACTGGGTCTTCCGCTGCTCCCTTAGATGCAGTGGTATATGACATACCAAATGCTTCCTTGAAAACAGCAGGGATTGTAAGTCCATTGAAGAACTCCACAACCTCATCACCGATACACATGAGTGAATCATCACCATATGTAGCTAGGTTTACGAACTTATCAAAGTCCGTATTATCCATCTCGTGGTCACGAGCTAGTTCACAGAATGTGTATCTGTGTGCTAATTCATTTGCATGTCCATTTATATGAACCGTTGCAAATCCACCACTGGTATTACCCTTTGTTAAGGAGTACACCATGTTCCCCAGGATATGGGGAGGTCCTAAGAAGGTCTGGATTAAACCTTCCCGGATTTTGTCGTCTCGTAGAAACGATTCTGAAGTTGGATCTTCAGCGTGAAACTTGTACCAGGCTCGAGCTTCCTCGAAGAATGATACAATGATCTCCGGCATGACTGAATCGTCAAATCCGCTAAAATCTCCATCATTGAAGTTATTTAGGGCTTCCTCTTTCGAGCGTCCTTTAACCATGTACTGATAGAAATCTCCGAATTCGACACCATTCATCACTAGTCCGACTTTGGAAGCTAGGACTCCACTATTTGCAGTCAGAAAGGCAACATAACCACCGTAGTACTTGCGTGCGAGTAACAGATGTAGTTGATTACCAACTGAAAATAGCCGGGTCTTACCCTCCTTGACTTTCTCTTTTGGTCGTTTCTCATCTTTTAGACAAGCGACGAATGGGAACATCGGTACTTTCCCAGAAGCGATGGTATCCTCCATATCAGAGAATTCCTTCTGAAAGTGGAGAGTCATATAGATAAGACTCTCATCTTCATCACTCCAGGGGCCTAACCAGTCCCGTTTACCGGGGAGACGACGATCCTTCACGTATGGAAAACCAGGTGAAGTATGGATATTAACCGGCTTCAAGTAATTCGTAGCGGGTAATCCATTCACCGTCTCTCGATTGCAGAGAGTACGGGCTAAACCGAATGTAGGTAGTGACCAACGGATACTTCGCATGTGCATTTCACACTCATGAAACAATTCTTTGTCAAATGAACCGGTTGGGATATTAGCCTTTTTCAGCGCAACATGCACTGGACTTATACCGTCGGTTTTACACAACATAGCTGGTTCATGCGTGTGCTCCATAAATTCATCTTGTACCAAACTTGGTATCAAGGATGTCTTTGACGGCATACGCATAGCGTCCTTATTAGACACAGTACCTAGGAAATCCACCTCACCATATGCAGCATATGGTGCCGAGGAGTCTGCACTCAACGGTGTAATGTCCAAATCGATAGTTCGTTTGAACTTCACTCCACCAGCAGTCAACATATTGTCAACTATCTCTCGAGTGACAACCTGGGCAAATCCATCAGGGTTGTGTGGTCTACCGGCAACATGTAATCCCATGATACCTGCATTAATGGAGGCATCATTATGGAGAACAACCGATCCACAATCACCGCGTGATGTATAGCACTTGTAACTCAAGTAATCCGTTACGGTATACTCATCGTCAACTGATCTATACAAAGGAGAATGCTTACCAAGTCTTCCATCACCGATCTCTTTCTCAACGAATACACCTTTACGATCTGATGTTTTATCAAATTGCATTATAGTGCATTCATTGACTCGGACGGTTTCTAGTTGAGCTTCGGTCACAAATCGGGATGTAATATCCGGTCTCATGATTCCATTGACGTTAAATTGAAGTAATCCAACATCAAGACCACATTCCGGGTCGGGAGTAATCCAAGTGAGATCTCGGACATAAACACATTTGTCGAGGGTAGCTGTGATAAGACGCACATAACTACTATCCTTGTCACATTCATCAAAATTATATAACAAATGGGCAGTAGCAATAGCGTTATTTCCAGTGACAAATAGTATGTTCTGAGTTTCACGGCGTATGGTATCCTCGTAGACGAAATTACACTCAATTCTAGCCATGTTACCTCGGATTCTGGAGAGGTATGCAGAGTCAAAAGCTTTACCCTCCGCATACCAGCGATCATCATCGTTGTATTGAGGATCAGCACTAGAAATAAATTTCGGTGCCTTAGTCCCCTTGACCCGGCGTTTCTTGTTCTTCTTCTTAGTTTTGAACTCATTAGACTGCATTTCATATGCATTTGTCCAGTGGTTCCTGCGAAGAATTCGAGTAACGCCTTTGTACGCTGACGCAGCCATAATAGCCGCAAAGGCTATATTCAAGGCAGTTCTGATATCCAGTTGGTATCTAGACATATTGATACGTCTCGCGGCTGTCCGAAGGCGAGCCATGGCCGAGAAGGAAGGTTCACCAGAATCAATTGGCGATGAACGGAAATACCCAAGAACTGAATCTACAAAGTAATCGCGAACACCGAACATCCACCGTTCCGGTTGCATGATGTTATCTCTTAAAGATTCTAACATCTGTCTGCAAGGAGACGGTGAATAGTCGATCTGACCGAATTCAAAATCAAAAGTGTTGATGGGTTCATCATTAGAAATACCAAACCACTCTCGAAACCGTTGAGAATCCAGTTCGTATCGTGTCTTGATATTGTCACCGAGTCCTTGAGCCTCCATACTAGGGCGATATGGCACATCCTTCTCCAAACCAGTGGATATTTGGCGGATGTGACATGACTGAGGAACTGATGTATCATCAACTCCACCTAAACGGGATGCAATGTACTTCCTATTCACCTCTAGTGCATTCAGATTAGTCTCGAATTGCTTCTGAGAATCTTTCTGAATGTAATCAATGAATTCATCAAACGTCATAGTATGGCGCATACCATTACGCTTAATAAGAGTACATTGGAGAAGGTCGTACATCATTTGAGGCTTTGCCTCTTCAGTATTATACTGTGGATTCTCCTCGTGCATCTTGACCCAGTCGGGACCTTGCTCACCACGATATCTCTTGGGATAATTGAAGGTCCAGCGGGACCCAAATCGCCGCCACAGAGCAGCGGGGTGAGCAATACCAATAGAACGCTCTTCAAAAACGTTCGTGGTTGCGAACACATACTTGGAGTTGAACATGACTGTACCTTTTACGGCAGCCTCGGACATATTCAGAGACAATGGTACAGAATTGCACACATCGATGATCTCTTCAGCCACATCGGCTCTCTTAGTCACCTCCTTGATCTGGAATAGATCATCGTAGACAACACAGAGTTGACTGTGATATCCATCCCAGAAATTGTTACCCGTCTTACGAGTGAAGAGTAAATTACCCTCCTCGTATTTCACGGGTTCGCGAGAATTTAAAATCATCGCGGTTCGCTCCAGACATGTGGACTTACCGATACCGGATGGACCACATATTTGAATCATATATGGTGGGGACCGGAAAGTCGACGATGTACTCGCCTTACGGGCTTCTTCTGCCATCTTTGAGCATCGTGCGAAAAGAGACTGAAAGTGTGAATATGCTCCACGCGTAATAGTCTTTCTAACTTCCACGATGTCGGACAGAGTTTGCCCCAGGAGGTACAACTCCTGGATCTTGCGTCTAGTCTCAGGATTGCGAAAGATGCCGTTATCCTTGTCTAAATAAATAGATTCAAGGAAGAAGAGGTCTTTCTTCCATTGAGCATAGGTCGCATCGACCTGGACTAGGGTAGCGTCGTAATCCACATCAATACCTAATACATGAATTTGGAAAAACTCATAGGTTGATCGGCAGAATAGTACGAGATACTCATACAATTCTGGGACGCTGCTGGTGTTACGATAAATCGTAAACAATGACCGCTGCCATTCCGTACTAAACGTAGGAAAGCGCTTGATTGACGTATCAAACATAAAGGCATAGGCGGTAGCCAGTATGCGGAAAAGGGCACCAAAAGATTGTTCATCCATTGGTGGTGGTCCCGATCCCTGGGCCTCGTATCCATGTGGATCGAGGAGGAATTTGCCCACTCTTGATATTAGTTGGAACAGATTATCAAAGTCTAGGGATTCGATAAGTTTAGACGCTACGTCGTAAACACAGACAAATTCTGTGACTATATTAGCCACTGCTAGATATAGTGCTTCCTTCGATTTGCAAAGAAGAAGAGCAGCTACATTGAGAGACAATTTTTCAATTGATCGTTTGCGGTTTTGTGGAACCGCATCGATGATCGAATCAAATAGAACCCTCAACGAAGGAATGTTGACCTCATGAGTTACTGTGAAATCCAGTAATCCTTGAGCATCATAATCCTCGTAAAGATCCTCATCATCGAGTTCTTGTCTCAAACGTGGAGCACCATGCGTCCACGTGGGGTGTTTTTCTACTAACTCGGATAAGCGTTCGATGAGTATGTCTAAGTTTTCCTCTCGACACAAGTGCTTACGATCGACAAACATTTTGATTGTCTTTCGGATAAGATTCACTTCGTCGGGCTGGTAGAAACTTAATTCGACGTTGAGTCGCATGTTTAACATGCGACGCTTGAAAGTTCCATAACGACGCACAAATTGTGCAATCATTAACTCTGGCATTACATCCAGAGTGCGAGACATAGCTCGCAAATTGGTGGGGCAACGCATAATGATACGTGTCTCACTACTCTCAAGTAGGGGGTTGTTGTTTGGTTGGTAAAATATTATCTCGTTCAAGTTATTTATTGAATATCAACTAAGCAGCACGTCCTACGATTAAACGATGGCGCAAGCCTTTATGCTTTGCACCAATCGCCAGCGGCTAGGTAAACTCTAATAAACCCTTTCGAATCTAAAAGAAGTGGGGTACTGTAGTAATAGTTAATACCTATTTGTTGTCGTAATTGATGTTTAGCAATAATTGTTTAAGCGTAAGCGCAAAAAGTAAAAACTTAATCTTGTACGTAAGCGTAGAAGAAGGGAGATGAGCGATATATTAATTCTAT